CGCAGTCGTCTGTCGAATCTCTTTGGAGATTGATTCACAGTGTAAGAAATCATTTCGTAAGCATTTGCTTAAAGTTAATGGTGATGATTGTATTCTTGGAGGTTCCAGGCATCTTTTTCATATTTGGAAACAAGTTGTAAAGGTGGTCGGGTTGGAAAGTTCTGTAGGGAAGACCTATTTTGACAAGAAGCTTGCTGTTATGAATAGTATGACTTTCATAAGGAAGCTTAGTTGGGAAAATGATGGGTCATTTGAAGAGATTCAATATGTTAATTTGGGCCTTGTTAAAGGGCAGAGTAAGTCCGGTGAAATTGGAAAATTTCACTGTCAATTAGCATCCTTACATAAAGAATTAAAAAGAACTTGTCCAGTAGAGAACTGGGATCGAGCTAATAGGATTTTTTTCCATGCTCACAAAAATCAACTCAAAGAGTTTGACGTACCATGGTACCTCCCACAATGGTGTGGAGGGTATGGTCTTCAACCTCCTCAGGGTCATGATTTCCAAAAAGACTTGAAAAAGTTATCTTTCCGGATACATGAAGGAGAGAAATTTAGGCCACCTCCATCAGATAAAGATTGGAATATGCACGAGTTGACTCGTGATATTCTCAAGGATGATCTGTGGGTGGTTGATAATTGTTACTGGAAATCCTGTAATGGGGATAGATTTGATAAGGCATATGGGTTTTTGATTATGAACACATTATTCAAATATGGACTTTCTGAACTTAAGACTTTAGTCGAAAGGATTAGAAGTGCCCAATCTTATAGAAGAATAATTGTTCCACCTAAGGAAGTCAAATATTGGAAAAAAATGGAGAAGGCTTGGAAGACAGCAAAAGAAGATTTTGTGGGTACTCCTATCGTTTTGGATGATGTTTTCGTCGTTCCAAACAAGCCAGAACTCGCGGTCCTGATATGTTAATCTCTCTCATTCTTGCGGGGAGGGGTTAGGGGCAGTCTACTTACTCATATTGAGTCTTTCTTTTGGAATGGAAAGTCAAAATTTGGGCAGACAGGTTTCTGCGGTCGCAGCTAGGATAATTTCAACAATCTTATCTCTTCCTTCTTAATTGAAGGAGGTGAAAAGCTTGAAATTTCAATCTCAGCCGACAGTCGTGATTGAGGGATTTAGGAGAATTTTAGGAATTCTCAGAATCGATCATGACAAGTGCATTAATCTTG